TCAGATGATGGAACAAACTCTAAGTGGATGACTACTGCTCTATCAACTCCAATCGCTACAATAACTTAATAGGGAGTAAACCATGGCAAATTCTTTTGTTAACTTAAAAACAGTACAAATTACTGCGGACACAGTAGCTTTAGATGCAGATGGAATATCAGTAGCAACCTCAGTTGGAAATAATGCTGCCCTCGTAATAGGGGGTGCGTTAGCTTCAGGTGGTGCAGTTGTACTTAAGCATGGGAGGATAGTAACTATTCTTTCCGCGGGTAACGATGCAGCTAAATCATTTACTGTAACAGGTACAGATATAAACGGTGCAGCACAAACAGAATCCATTACAGGGGCTAATGCAGGTACAGCTACTGGAACTAAATTCTTTTTAACGGTATCAGGTATTTCAGCAGTAGGTAATCCAGCAGGTAATGTATCAGCAGGAGTTAACGCTACAGCAGCAGATGTTATAGTTATAAGTGCAGCTAGATTAAAAGGTGTTAGTTTTACTAGTACCGGTACAGCAGGTATCTTATCTTTTGTAACTACTTCTCCATCAGGAACACTTGTGCTAAAACTAGGTTCAGTAGCAGACGCTACAGCCACTAGAGATCTTAACATCCCAGATGAAGGTACAAAATTTAGTTCTGGTATTTATATTCAGTATACAGTATCTACGTTTCTGACTATGACTGTGTTCCATGCATAATTATGGCAACATCAGGAACTAAGACATTTAATTTAAGTATAGCAGACACTATAGAAGAAGCATACGAATTAGCTGGCATTGAACTTAGAACAGGTTACGACGCAGAAACTGCTAGACGTTCATTAAATATAATGTTTGCTGATTGGTCTAACAGAGGTGTCAATCTTTGGACAATAGAACAAGTCAGTACACTTCTAACTACAGGAACAGCAAGTTATCCTTTAAACTCTTATGACATAGACATAGTTTCCGCCATAGTCAGGATAACTGATAATGCTGGAAAATCTAGTGATTTAAGCGTTGAACGTATAGGAAGAACTGAGTATTTAAACATACCAGATAAAACTATAAAAGGTAGACCTACTCAAATATTTCTAGATAGACAGATAACTCCAGTATTGAAAATTTGGCCAACACCAGATGATGCATCTACATACACAATAATAGCTAACACAATACAAAGAATAGATGACGCTTCAGCTTCTAACCAAGATCCTGAAATACCATCAAGGTTTATTCCTTGTATGGCAAGTGGGTTATCTTATTACTTAGCTTTAAAAAAGAACCCAGAAAAAGCAGGCATGTTAAAACAACAATATGAGCAAGATTTTAAACTTGCTGCAGATGAAGACCGTAACAGAGCTTCATTGTATTTAACCCCAGCAAGGGGTTCTTATTAATGGCTTACGCTTCTGGTAAACATTCTTTAGGTAGGTGTGACAGGTGTGGGTTTGTGTATGATTACTTAGAACTTAAAAAAGAGTGGAATAGTTTACGAGTATGTGAAGAATGTTATGAACCCAAACATCCTCAACTTGAACCCAAAGCATACAGAGTTGACCCTGAAGCATTACGAAATCCAAGACCAACTGAGCCAACACCAACAGCTCACTTAGGTAAAATTATAGTTTCTAATCCTGTTAATGATAAAGGTGTGAGTTCACCTATTATGTTTGCTGGTAATAGTAATACGATTGGTTCCCAGTTTACCATGACAGAAGTATCAGCTAGTCTTGGTACAGTAAATATAGTAACATAATAACATGAGTAATAATTGGACATATTCTACATTAAAAACAGCTATACAAGATTACATCGAAAGTACAGAAACTAGTTTAGTTGCCAATATTCCTAATTTTATATTGAGTGCGGAAGAACGAATATTGAAAGGTGTTCAGTTAGACGTTTTTAGAAAAAATGCAACAGGAGTTGGATCTGCAGATAATCCATATTTAGCAAGCCCTACCGATTTTTTAGCACCGTTTAGTTTGGCTGTCATAGACAGTAGTTCTAACTATAAGTTTTTAAAATTAAAACACGTTTCTTTTATACGAGATTTTCAACCAGTTGCAGCTACAACAGGTACGCCTGAGTACTATTCAGAATTTGACGAGACTAGGTTTTTAATAGCTCCTACACCAAACACAGGATTTACTTTTGAGCTCCATTATTTTTATAGACCAAACTCATTAACTCAAGGAACCGATAGTGGGACTACATGGTTATTACAAAATGCTATGAATGCTTTATTGTATGGTTCATTAGTAGAATCTTGTACATATCTTAAAAATTTTGAGTCTATAGCTGTTTACGAACAACGTTTTCAAGAAGCTTTAAACGGTCTTAAAAATTTAGGAGAAGCTAAGGATACTAGAGATCAATTTAGATACGATGAAATCAGAAGAGAACCACAAGCATGATAGAAGTAGACACAGAAGCAGGATTAGGTACCATAGGCGTAGCGACTACAGATAACAGAGGTCACACTCCTGAGTTTTGGGCTGAACGATGTACTTTACGTATTTGTGGAATATCCGCGAATGCAGCACCTCACATAAGACAACAAGCAGAAGCATACAGACTAGCTATTTATGAACAGGTATTATATCATATTAAACAGGCAATGAACAGTCATGTGGTAACACTGAATGGAGAATTAAATATTCAAGGTCACGAAGACATGGCTAAGATTTTAAAGGAACTTAAATAATGGCAATTACATCAACATTAACAACAAGCTTTAAAAAAGAACTTTTAGAAGCTACACATAATTTTTTAGCTTCAGGAGGTAATAGTTTTAAACTAGCCTTGTACACAAGTTCAGCATCACTAGGTGCAACAACAACTGCGTACACAAGTTCTAACGAAGTAAGTGGAACTAATTACACAGCAACAGGTGCTGCTCTCACCAATATAAATCCTACTTCAAGTGGAACTACAGGTTTCACAGATTTCTCTGACTTAACTTTTAGTAATGCTACTGTAACAGCAAGAGGTTGTCTTATTTACAATGACACTAATAGTGATAAATCAGTAGCAGCAATCGATTTTGGTGGAGATAAAACTTCTACCTCAGGTGATTTCACTATTGTTTTTCCAGCAGCAGCAGCAAGTACGGCGATTATAAGAATAGCATAACATGGCTCAGCTACTAAGTGGTTGGGGTCGAGCTGGTTTTGGTGAGCTTGGTTGGGATGAAGGAACTATACCAGTCACCCTTACCGCACCAGCAGCAGCCACCGTTGGTGCACCACAAGCAGGCGTAAACGCTCAAGCTATAGCTTCAGTTCCTGGTTTAGCAGGTTCAGTAGGTAGTCTTTCAGTAGCTGTAGATGGAGAAGCTATTGTAACGCTTACTGGAGCAGGAACAGTAGGTACTTCTGCTTTAGGTACAGCTACTTTATCAACTAATAATAATATATCAGTCGTTGGTTATTCAATGACTTCAAGCTTAGGATCTGTGACTACAGTTAGTAAAGCAGATATATCAATTGAACTTGAACAAGCAACTTCTTTACTTGGGGTAACTTTTGTCTGGAGTGATGTTGATGATGCACAATCAACAACATGGAATACTGTAACAACGACTAACAACCCTAATTGGGAAAAAGTGGCTTAACTTTTATGGAAAAACAACTTATAATAAATTTGCACGGAGATAAATAATGGCAACTTACGTAAACGATTTAAGGCTAAAAGAAATAGCGACAGGTGATGAATCTGGAACTTGGGGAACTAGCACTAACACAAATTTAGAATTAATTGGTGAGGCTTTAGGTTATGGAACCGAAGGCATAACAACTAATGCTGATACACACACTACCACAGTAGCAGATGGTGCAACTGATCCTGGTAGAGCTATGTACCTTGAGTACACAGGAACACTAGACTCAGCCTGTACTATTACCATTGCACCAAACACAGTTAATAGAATGCACTTTATCGAAAATGGTACAAGTGGTTCTCAAAACATAATTATTTCTCAAGGTAGTGGAGCTAACATAACTATACTTCCAGGTGACGTTAAAGCAGTTTACCTAGACGGAGCAGGAAGTGGTGCAGCAGTAGTTGACGCTTTTGCTAGTCTTTCTGTTGCAGATCTATCTGTTAGCGGTGCTTTAGGAGTAACTGGAGTTTTAACAGGTACCTCACTAGACATCTCAGGTAATATTGATGTTGATGGT